AGATGCTCCACCAAAGTGTGTTGGATGAGTCATTATATCTGCAACGGCTGTAAAGAATCCTATGATTCCAGCCATAGCAAACTTATTATCTGACCAATCTTTGTTACCATAAATAACAACAGCTAAAGTAGCTACTGCTGCAATGACACCTACCTGTAATGCCTTACCCCAATGACCTAAAGTAATAGCTAGTAGATTGCCTTGTGTCATCATAACCATACAAGAGGTAGTGCTTTCAGATAATCTTTTTAGGAAAATGTTTAGTTTGTCCATTAATATATCCATCCATAAAGTAAACAAGCAATGATAGGTGTAATAGGTAATACAGCTAATAAGGTTAAAGCAAGAGTAATAGGCTTAAAAAGTATTTTTTTTAGTTTATCCATTGTTTAAACACAATAGTAACTATTGAGGATATAAATGCAGCGATTGCCATACCTGCCCAAAAGCCACCTTTAGATTGATTAGCTAGTGCTAACATTGCTTTCATGTCTCTTGAAAGTTCATCTTGGCTTTTCTGTAATTGCTCTATCTGTTCTTTCATTCTTCCAAATTCTTGTGGGTTAATATCAGGCATTATTGATTTTCCTCTGTTAGCAATCCTTGATTAACAATAGCACCAAGAAGGGCAGGAATAACTACTTCTGGAACTGAATAAACACCAACACCTGCTAAAGTACCAAAAAGTGGACCAAATCTAGGAGCAGCTAATCTTTCCATAACAGAGTATATTCTTCTCATGTTTTTTGTTTTTACTGCTTCATTAATTACTTTTTGTTCTGCTTTGGTAAAAAACTTAATTTTATTTGGATTGTCAGCTATTTTTTTAAGTTCTCTTATAATTGTTTGAGATTCAGTAGCAGGCTCTCTTTGTGCTTTTGTTACTATATCTTCAAATATTTCACCTTTTTTTAATTTAGTATAAGCAACATCACCTTGTTTTTTAAGTTCTATAGCTTCTCTAACAACTTTTGCTGGCTTTCCAACTCTTACCCTTGCTCCTTTAGGAGTAATTAATAAAGTTTTTGCTATATCTTTAGATGTTATATTTAACATATAATCATCAAAGCTATCCATTAATTTAGAAGCTAATCTAGCTTCATCTTTATCAGTTGAACCTTTTGCTGTTTTAATAGTAGACCTTAAAGCATTTATTTCTTCCAAATCTATTGGATTCTTTTTATCTTTTATCATTTTTACAGCAGCGTATAGTTTTGGAAATTGAGTTGGGACATCTTCAGCAAAACCTTTTAAAGCCTGTCTACTTGTTAATTGTCTCATTTTGTCTTGAAAATTATCTGGGTCAATTCTAAATCCTTTTTTACCTGCTTCTGTATAACTCATTTTAGCTACATTCTCTAAAGACTCTTTAGGTACTTGTGGAGTTTTTGGTGATTTTAAAAATGCTGTAGAGCCACCACCTATACCTGCTAACATAGCTGCTGTTGGACTGTCAGTTAGCTCGTAAGCATACTGTGAAGCTAAACCTGCTGGTATTGTTGATGCCGTTTGCCTTACAGGTTGTTTAGATAACTCTGTAGCGACACCCCTTCTAAATGGAGTAGTTGCAGTTTTTGAAAGCATTTGAGCTGCTTTAACTTGAGGTGCACCTACACCTAAAAAACTACCTGCTGTCTCAAAAGCTCTTTCACCTGTAGTTTCTGGAACTGGAAATCCAAGTTTAGTTAATCCAGCTTGTACTTTTTCTGTTGGAGAACCTGCATCAATACCTAGTTTATTTAATAATACTGCAATACCTTCAGCAGCAGGTAAAGCTAATCCACCTGCAATCATACCAACTGCTCCAAGCGGAGAACCTAGTGCAGAGCCTACTAATGCAGGTGTAGCACCTCTTGCAAGAGAACTTAATTTACGACCAGTAGATTCAACCATTCCTCTTTTTTTAGCAATATTTATTTTAGGTTTTAAACTTTCTTTTTTGGTTCTTGATATTAATTTAGCACCATTTTTTTTCTTTTTAGGTGTAGCAGTAATTTATCCATCATCTACTAAAGAAGTACCGCCTTTGCTTATTAATTTTGCCATTAATATGCTCCTACCATATTTAAATCATCACCATATTGTTCCCAAATATTACCTTGAGTATCAATAATAGTAGGATTTTTATCAGAACCATAAAAATTAACATCAATAATATTTCCATTATCATCTTCTAACTTACCTGAATCGTATTTATATTGTAAGTTCATAGCATCATCAATAATAACAGGTGGGTTAAAGTTGACTGATTTTTCTTCTAAATTTGTTTTCATTACATCTTCATACTCTTTATATCTTTTGTTTTTTATTCCTTTGTTATAAGTATGAATAGCTCCCATTGCTTTTTTATTTCTCAATGCAGTAATTTTTGTCAATGTTTGTTTATTCATTGTCAAGCGACCTGTAAATACATCTTGTAAAAAGTCTCTTTCTGCTGGTGTATCAATACCTCTAGCACCAATACCTAACTCACCAATTAATGGAAATACATCAGAACCTAATGTTGATGACAATAACTCACTATCAGATATTTGGTCTATTTCTTCTTGTGTAGGATTTGTTCCTAACACTTCATTTTTTAATTTAGCATACATTAGTTTAATATTTGATAATTGACCTAAAATTGGCTTTCCTTCAGATATAAGTTGTAAACCTCTATTAGTTTTATTAAATGCAGCTAAACCTTTGTCTACACCTATTACTTCTTTATTAAATTGTTCAAATCTTTCTTCACCTGCTGCTTTACTAAAAGCTGTTTCACCTGCTTCTATAAAAGGTTTATTAGGTGTTATTAATTTATCTATTCTTTTTTGAAGTATAACTCCTTGCCTTGTATCACCATTAGCAACTGCTACCTCTTGTGCAGCAAGTAATTTTTGTAGTTCTGAAGGAGCTACTGTTGTAGGTTTAGCAACCCCATCTTGTATCACAGTTCTTTCACCAGTTACTGGGTCTACTTCTACAATACGCTTTGTAGGGTCTTCTTCTGTAAATATTTTCTTTTTAGAATTTATATAATCTTTTCTATTAGATATAAATGTATTATAACTATCTAAACCTTCTTTATATCTTTTATATATATTATTAAGTTCAGGGTCAGCAATTCTTTCAACAACATTAAGTTGGTCTGTAGAAACACCCAGTTGTGATGCTTGTGGAGCTGTTACTTGAGATGTTGTAAAGTCAGGAGCTATAGCAGTAGGTTGTTGCTCATAAGAAGCTGCACCCATAAGACCTGAACCAACAGTGTAATCTTGCATAGTTCCTGTTCTAAACGGAGCTACAGAAACCTTTTGATTTGGGTCTATTATTTGTTGTGCATTAGGCATTGTCATTGCTTCTCTAAATGTTTTTTCTTTAGCAATTAAGTCTCTTTTTCTTTGCATTTCTTCTAATTGAGCTTTTGTCATAGCATCTTTACTCAATCTATCAAATGGAGTTTGAGCTGCTTGTACACCCTGTAAACCTGCTTTAGCAAGGTAGGGGAAAATACTTCCATAACCTTGATTTTTAGGTTGAGCTACATAAGCTAATCCCGTTGATAATAATCCTTGAAGTAAAGATTGTTTTTTTGCTTTTTCTACATCTTCAGGGGATAGTAATCCCATAGCTGTTAATTGTTGAGTGCTAGCAGATGGACTTGCACCAAATATATTAGTGTCTTCTGGTATTAAGTCTTTTAAATAGTCTAGGGGATTAGCCATACATTCTTTCCTCGTATAATTTTCTTGGGTCTTTTACAAAACTTGTATTAGGTGCTTGTACATTTATTGCTAAAGGAGCACCGATTGTAGGTTCTTTAGCAGGTTTCATTTGTGGTGGTGCTACCTGTAATGGAGCTTGTTGTGGTGGAGATGTTGCTGTATCTATTGCTTGACCACCTAGCATACCCATAGATAACTTGTCACTCAATGACATATCCTCATAACTTTCATTAATAAAATCTGTTACAGGACTTATAAAGTCTTCTGCATTAGTAATTCCTTGACTTAACTTTCTTTTTCCCATTTCAAATAAACTTGGATTTGCAGTTGCTTCTGCTAAAGTAGAAGGACTTAATAAAGATGTTGGTGTAGTAGCAATATCTAATGCACCTAAACTATTAGATGTCATCATATTAGCTGGAGATGTTCCAAGTATTCCTACTTGAGATGTTGCAGCAGGTATAGAGCCTGCTCCTTGAATACCACCTGCTAATTCTGTTGCTGTTAGTTCTGGAGCTAATGCACTTGAAAAAACACCTGTACCTAAAGCACCTATACCTGTTCCCATTGCTAGTCCAGTAGTTCCACGACCACCCATTAATCTATCAATAGCATAGCCACCTGCCATGTATGGTATCATTGCCATTATTTACCTCCTCCACTTGAAGAACCTACTGTAGTTTGATTTACTGGAGCAGGAGCACCATAAGCAGCAGATAAATAAGACTGTAATTTACTGTATGGTTTATTTTGGTTAAACTCAAATCTACTAATATCAGACTGTAGCTTTTGTCTAGCATAATCTTCTTGAGTAGCACCTACATTCATAAGCTGTTGTATATCTGAATAATCTGCTGCTGCCAATGATGGAGCTAATTGAGCAGCGTTCATTTGTCTTGCTGCTTGTTGCTCTGATAAGCTACCAAGACCTTGAGCTGCTGCTAATCTTTGGTTAAATGTTTGATTAGTAATATCACCTAATCGCGTTCATTTGTCTTGCTGCTTGTTGCTCTGATAAGCTACCAAGACCTTGAGCTGCTGCTAATCTTTGGTTAAATGTTTGATTAGTAATATCACCTAATCTAGCTACTGCTTGTTCTTGCATACCTCTTTCATTGCCATAGTTACTGTAAGCTAGTTGAGCTGCTTTGTCAGTTAAAGCGTTAGCTAGATTTTCTGATGCTTGTGATTCCATTTCACCCATAGCACCTGAACCATATCTACCTGATGCTGCTGTTCTACTACCAATGTTTCTAATAGCTGAATTAAATTGGTCTACTGCTGGTTTTGCTGCACTTGCCATCATACTGGAAAAATATGGATTACCTGCTGATAAGTAATCTCCTCTTGCTGTAGCTTCTGTCCCTGCTAAAGCTCCACTAGGTATTCCTCCCCTTAATGAGCTAAAGTTTGATAATGCAGGATTTACTGATGATTGCAAATCACTAATTGTTGATTGAGCTTCTGGTACTAATGGATTACCAGATATTGCTCTGTCACTTGCTAAATCTAATGCTGTTTTTGTAGTTGCGGATGCTGGAACATAAGTTGCTCTTGGATAATAGCTTGGAGATTGTTTTTGGTACAAATTTTTTGCTTGTCCTAAACCATAGGTTATGTATGGCAAGATAGCAGGGTCAATATTTTGTGTGGTTGTTTGTGTTTGACTACCACCACCACCACCTTTGTATTCACGCAATCCAGTAACAGGATTAATTGTTCCTGAACCTCCATGTGCTTTTAGAAGATTAGCTTCCCATGTATTAACATGAGCAAGTTCAGTATCTCCCTCTCTACCTAATTTGCCTAAATCTTTAGCAAGCCAGTTATATAACCATATTTTTAACTTAATCATTCTATTTTCAACTCCATTAATTGATATTTTTTATTGAATCCGTAAAGCCTATTCCACAGTTTAGTAATGCTTTCAAATTTAGTAGAACCCTGTATTGAAGTTCCACCATTTTCTTTAACCCACTGTTTAAACTGTTCCATTCCTGCTTTTGTATTTTTACCGCCTATATAAGTTATATAAGCTACTCTGTCGTTAGGATAGTTAATCCATTGTACAGTGAGTGCTACATAACAAATCTCGTCTTTCATTACTAATAGTAATTGTTGCTGACCTTGTGTAACTAACAGTTTTAACTGACCGTTAGTAAATTCGTTGTTACCTTTGTCTAATGCTTTTTGTAATAAAGGTTCTGCAAGATACCAAAATCTTTGCACTTGATTCGTAGGCACTACATAAAGTTTCATAAAATTTATCCAACAATGATATAATCATATGTTACATCAGTATTAGATGTATTTCTATGCCCTACAATAAAGCTACCTTTAGCTTTTGTTTTAATATATGTATAGTTTGATTCTGCTGCTGCATTTACAGTTCTTGGTGATAATAAAATTACTGAATCAAAACCTGCCCTTTCATTAGCAACAGTAGTTTCTGTCACTGATGTTGCTAAAGTAAAAGTGCCACTATTATTAGTTTTACCATTCATAGCGTTATTAACTACTTCAGATACTAATCTAGGGTCACCACCTTGATAGGGAAGTGTACGATACATTCTAGGCATTATCTATTACCTTGTGGTTTTACATCTACATCTACTGCCATAGCTGTTGTCCAGTTACCTGTAGGTTGTACATTAAATCTATGATACCTACCTGCACTTCTTAAACTGCATCTGCCTTCTGTTGTAGCAGGAACAAATGTACTAAAAATAATGTTGTCATCTAATTCTCTGCGACTAGCTACTGAAACTTGTGCTGTGCCATTGTCTATTTGTGGTCTTGCTAGTGTAGCTACAGAATTGTAACCAACTTCTATGTCTGTAGTGATTAGTTGTGGTGTTATAGACTGACCTGTAAATACTACAATTTTATCTGCCCTTGCACCTGCAAATAGAAACTTACCTCCAATAAACAATCTGGAATCTAGTGATATTACTGGCATAGTATCTATGTCTGTATAACCTAAAATAGATTCTAAAGTTTCTAATGTTTCTCCCAATGTAGCAATAGTACCTACGACATCTGATGTAGTTTCAGCTCTTGACCATTTTTGTAGCTGCCAATTATAAATAAGTATTCTTCTGTTACCATCTACATCAGCATAGTTCCATACGACAAGATTTTTAACAGGGTCTATAGCAACACTCATAGTATTAAGTTTTGTTAAATCAGCCCTACCAAAAAACCATCTATCTAATTTTTCTAATCCTATATTTGTTACTGTTTGTCCATCTGTAGAGTAAAATCCATCATCTGCTAAAAAGAAAGTAATGTTTCCATACCTAGCAACAGAATTACCTTCCAAACAACCTAGTCCATTAGAAATAGCATCAAATTGCCAAAAGAGAGGACTACCTACATATGAACATCTAACTATAGATTTTTCTAACAACACAACACCAAACTCACCACCTGTTATTGCTTGAACATTACCGCCATCAGCAATTATTTGAAAATCACTTTGACTTGTAGCACCAGATACCCAGTCAGTTTCATCATTAATATCTGACCATTGAACTTTGTCTGGCTGTGAACCTATACTAATATTTCCTGCAAAAACAAAATCACGAACAACAGCAATATCTTTAGCTATAGGAGCTGCTGCTGCAACATCTGCAAATGCAGTAGATACACCAATAGTCCATGCTTGAATTTTATTGTTGTCGTTACAAGCTAATACTACCTGACCAAATTGTTCAAACTTCCATGTGCCATTACCACCATAACCACCTGCTTTAGACACATCATTTAAGTTTTGTGTTGCAACATCTAGTTTAAACAGTTTTGTAGCACCACCTGCAAATACTTCTACATTAGCACCAAACTTGGCTACAAATATATTGTTAATATTTTCACTAGCAGAATTAGAAAAATCTACCGAGCTAGGAAAAGCACCATACCCATGCTGGTTGGTCTGGTAACCAATCTGTAAATTGTAATCTTTTTGTTGCCATATTATAGTCTCATTATGTATGCAAGAGCATAGTAAGGAGGTAAGTTAGCGTTAGTTCCAGAAGTACCACTACTATTAACGGAAGTAGATGCTGAATGGTTATGGTTTAGTGTAAGGGTTGCTTTGGAAGAATTACTACCCCCCTCTCCTTCCCACCCAGTACCAAAATTACCTTGACCACTTGTTGCTATAGTAACTGAACCACTTCTAGCTCTCATTAAAGATTGAGCACCAGAAGAACCACCTCTGTTGAGTAAGGTTAATGTTCCGTTTAATCCTGTTTTGGTAGCTACACTTGTAGATGCAGTGTGACTATGAGATACTAAAGTAGCATTTGCATTACCACCTGTTGCATTTACTGCATAACTAGAACCTGCACCTATTACAAATTTACTTCTTAAATCAGGAGTGCCACCACCACCATCACATATTCTCCAACCACTAGGCACAGACCCTGTAGAACCTGACCATAACATTATC